GTCATGTAATTAAATAAATCCAACTTTCATTCCTTACAGTCGTCTGTATGCCTCTTCCAGACATCGAACCGAGCCTGTATAATCTCCTCCTCGGTTGAACCCATTTCCCTCAAGTGACTAAGGTACGACTCGATCATCTCATCGGACATCTTCGCATTAGTACCAATGATGGCCTTCCATTTATCCTCTTCCTTTTTAGCTAGTTCATCCAATTCATCTTGCATGGATCTAATGGTTAACTTCTTTATTGGCTTTAATGCCTCAATATAATTATCGGGCTGATCAAGTTTCGCTTTCTTTTCCTTTTTGATGTCATCAAGAATACCTTCAACCATCTTCGGAGGTTCTTTAATAGTAGGAGGTGCGAATAAACTCGACTGTTCATCCATACGTATTTTGGCTAATCGTATTTGATAATCTGTGAATTCAATATCTGCATTTGTCTTATCAAGTTCTAGCCTCATCCATTCTTTATTTGAAGACGTCAACATATCTTTAAATAGACCTGCAGACCCAGGTTTTTCTAACATCTTACGTTTCTTAATTAACCTTTCCATTTGATTCGTTAGTTCTGCATATTCTGCCAAGTCCTTATTATATGCTACCAATCCAGACTGATTTATTAGTTCAGTCATCCACTGAGCAGCATCACTTATCGCGGGGACAAGATCCCTAATAAGTGTCATCTTCAGTCCGAAGACAGATTTATCAAACCTTTGTATCGCATCATTCGCTTCATCGCAACTATTCGCAAAATCAGTGCCGACAACTCCTCCTACACTTTGTAGTTCTTCTCCAAACCCCTCAATCGTTCCTCTGCCTTCTTGTATTAACGATAACAATCCTTGACCGGCTTTTGAAAATATCTCTACTGATAGTCTGCCTTGTTCTGAACTGTTCTTCACCTTTGAAAGTGCATCGGCAATCTGTAGAAACTGTTCATCTGGGGAAAGATTTATCAGATCCTTTGTTTTCAAATGTAGTTGACTTAGTGCGTCTTTTGCTTTACCTGTTCCATGTGCAGCCTGGCCTATGCTCTTTGTCATCTTCTGCAAGCCGCTTTGCAGATCGTCAACACTTACACCAGATAGACTTGCAGCGTATTGAAGTTTAGATAAACTTTCTGTAGTAACACCGAGGATTCTGGCAGAATCCCGCATCTTGTCAACAGTATCAATAACACTCTTTATTTCAGAAGCTACCTTCTTTACCGCTACGATAGATACAAGTCCCATCATAGCGTTGCGAACGTTTAACAAAGCCCCCTTAGTATTCTTTTCAAATTTATTGAATACGTTGCCGATAACTTCCATATCCCGCTTTATCATAGCGGTATCGGCACCAATCTTTATGAGCAGGCTACCTACTGTAGTCGCCATTATCTTATATTCCCCTTCCTGGAAATGTTATATGCTCCCATAGATGCTTTCATTCGTTCGCCTAAGATCTTCGGATCTGTCTTGGGTTTCTTATCTTCCTCGTTTTCCAACATGAAGAACGCAATCCACTCAGCTATCTCCCTACTGTCCATCTCTGCCATGAGTCGGCTCATTGTATATCCCAATTCGCGAGCGAGCCTAAATAGAAACCGTTTCTCGGAATTGGTTTTCATTCCCCCTTTATCTGATCCACACTCTTATCGGTCATACCGTTGATTTCTACGGTAGCAGAAAAGATCTTGTTAATTGCGACAGAAGACTTCTCGCTAAGTAGTTTGATATCTCCAATATCGAATATCTGTTTTCCCTTATCATCCACTAAACAGCAAATGATTAGACGTTCCATGAAGTCGTCAGCAACCTTGCCCTTGGTATTGATAGACGACTGGAACTGCTGCCGGTCCCTGGCCGACATTGTTTTAATCCTTACTGATCCACCCCATTCTACAACCTCGACATCTGTAAACCTCTTGTCGTCAGCCTGAAGAATCTGCTCTTTTGTCAACATAACTAATCTCCTTTCGCCATTTATGATAATTATACCTATGCAGTCGATGCTGTCGAATAAACCACTGGACCCGAAATTTCAATTACCGCATTGGCTGTGACCTTATTATCCACTGCTCCTGAAACGCTAAACGACATTGGGGTTCCTCTAAACCAGCACCACGATGGGAATGAATCCGCACTGGTTGCCCGATCCGTGAATAGAATTGCATAGGCATTTGATTTTCTTGCGGCTCTATCAGCGATCAATTTTGTCTGTCCATAGTCTGTAGCATTGAAGTTCATTGTCATGGACAATTGACCCTCGTCGCGGACGCCAACCATTTTTTCTCTCGCAGTGCTCTGAATCGATGTGATATCGATTACCGCTCCAGACCCACCTGGCCCAGTGAAGTCGGTGATCTCTCCGATAAACGTAGAAGCATACCCCCACATATCTGCAACCGTCGTACCGGTAGTCCGGAAATTTCCATAGATATTGATTATGCTGCTGTTGACTCCAGCCAATGACTTTATCCTGTAATAATCTGTACTTCTTTCAGACATAATTAAAAACATACCAGTCGAAAATCCGGTTTCTACAAAGGAAGCACCAACACCAGCAACCGCTGTCGCTGTGATATCTATAGTCCTATTTGTAGATACATCTGCCGTTGATGATAACCTAAGAATCTGAACCCCCTGGGTTTCCATTGCCATAGCAATATCCTCCGATTATTAAAAGACTATACAACTTCATAACTAGCTGGCCCTGTTATTTCAATAACTATGTTCGCTGTTACTTTGTTATCTACGGAACCTGCAATAGAGAATTGCATTGGATATCCTTTGAATCTAACCCTATGTGGAGCAACATCTGACGAACTGAATTTCAATGTATATCCCCTTTTAGTTCTAGCTGCACGATCAGCAATAAATGCAACCTGTCCAGGATCTGTAGAGTTGAAGTTCATAGTCATGGATAGTTGCCCTTCGTCGCGGAGGCCAACCATCTTTTCCTTCGCAGTGCTACCCAAGTGGGTAACATCTATAATCGCAGCAGCACCACCAGGACCTGAAAAGTCTGTTACTTCTTTGATACTAACCACAGTTGCGTATGCAGTCGTAACAGTACCAGTGAAAATTCTTACACCCTGAGATTCTTCAGCCATTTTATATTCCTCCTAATAGTTTAATTGTTAACCAAGTAATCCTTGCCTCTTTAGATATGTTTCTAACTGAGCGAGCCTCGTCTGTAAATTGGCAATTACAGCTAGTACTGTATTCGCCTCATCTTTATCCTTCCATGCAAATGCTCCAGTAACAGAGTCTACAAAATCCTGAATTGCATAGTCTGCCGTAGGAGCCGTATGCGTAATCGCCGTAAGCTGAGCAGTCATTACCGACCGTGTAGACGGTGAAGTCCCGAAGAACGAAATCCTTTCAGTACTAGATGTCCCTATCTGCATTTCGTTATCGTCTGGAATGAGTTTAGAAGTAACCAATTGCTTGATGTATACGTTCCCATGCTTATCGAATTTGATTAAACCCTCAGAACCTGGCACTTGATTCATGGCAGTCTCCTTTATTCATGATTCCAAATTGATATATCTATAATCCTTGCATATAGCCCGATGTCATCGTCGTATTCATCAATAGGAGATTCTTGCGCCACAATCTTGAACCGGGTAGATGAGGTCAAAGCTCCGATCAGTAGGTCCGTAATCTCCCGTCGCTTATCTATCGCAGTTGCATATATATCGAATTGAATTCTCGCATTTTCCAGGCCGACATATCCGGTTAATGAATTATGTCTCGTCCCTGAGATACGGTGGTAAACAATCGTCGGAACCTTTGCGCCCTGAACCGCATGATCCGGGAAGATACTTGTCCCGATCTGTGCAACTAGGGTAGCACTCGTAGTCAAGGTAGCGTATATCTTTGATTCAAGACCCATCAGTCCTCTTCTCCATATAGTGAACCCACGGCAGCATATCCGGTCTGCCACTTCTCAAGTATCTTATTATATACTTTTGTCATCTTTGTTAATGCTTCACTATGGTTATTTTCAAACGCTGGACGCATAAACGGACGTGGCTTTGCACCTGGATGAATTACATTCCAGTATAGTTTCCCACTATTATCAATAAACATCGGACCCTTCAACTTCTTTCCCTTTTTTGGTTCTGGATGCGCCTTCGTTCCAAACTCAACTAGATGCGCATATCTTACACCTGTACCCTTTTTCCCAGCCTTACCCTTCTTCGCAGGTCTAATTGTAGTTACATAAAGGACATGAGGCCCTTTAGAAATCTGCTTTATTATAATGTTTTCCTTAAGTTTCCCAGTCTTTTCTGGAACATCTTTCTTTGCAGCTTTTTTGAATACACTAGCACCAGCACTGGCCATTGCAATAGCAGCATTCCCTTCTGCTAATTTACCGATCTTCTTGAGATTATCGGCGAGCTGCTTTAGACCCATGATCTGAACTGTATCTGCCATCTACGCCTCTATAACCATTGTTGAACCATCTTCTAGGGTGATTGTAACTCCGCTTTCTGTTAGAATTTTAGAACCAGAAGGAGGTACGACCGCAACCGTTGGGAACTCGGAGACAACAGCGATGATTTCCATACCAGCTCTTTTATTATCCATCTCCAGAATTGCTTTTATGTCGTACTGGTAATTATCCACTAAATCCAGAATCCTGCATTTAGCATCGACGAGCGACGAATACCTCATGATGAATCTAGTCGTAACTTCCGGCCACCTGGTATCCATCCTTAGAACTTCCCTACCAGACAAAGGAATTCGATCT